GCTGAAGCAGATGGGCATCGCGGTCCCTGATAACGCCATGTGGCTGCTGGAGCGCACCTTCGATCCCCGGATCGTCAAGGGCTCCGTCGTCTGCCCGGACGGGCACGAGAACGCGGCAGGCACCAAGTTCTGCGGCGAGTGCGGCGTCACCATGAACACCAAGGGCGCGATTGCCCCCGTGGAGGAACTTCCCGGTACCACCCCCCTGGAAGACATCATCCCGCTGAGAAGCCTGCATATCGCCACGCTCCGGAAGAGATGCCGGGAAAAGGGGCTTGACGATAAAGGCACCAAGGATCAGCTGATCTTCAGGCTGGAAACATAAGAACTTTTAAACCCGGAGTCGTATGAGCAGAGCAGCCGGACTTTGCAAGTCGTGCGGAGGGCCTAAAAGAGGACGTGCTGCCAGGCAGGCATCCCCGTCCGGGCAGTGCGTCCGGTGCGGGGATGATGTCTGCTGGCCCAGACACAGTTCCTGGATCGCAGAAGAAAATGGTTATGTGTGCAATAAATGTTTGCGAGCGGCGGAGAAACGCATAGCATTAGAGTGTGAAGGTTTGCTCTAAATGCGGAACTCGTGATAACTTTTATGCACATAGCACGTACTGCAAGCTTTGCCAGACAGAAATCAACAGAGAATATCGACGTGGATCGGGCTGGAAAGGCTATCTTCTCTCCGCAGCACGCCGCCGGGCGAAAGTCAAGAATCTTCCGTTCAGCTTGACAGCAGAGGACTTCGAAATTCCGGAATTCTGTCCCGTTCTCGGAATAAAACTGGTCTATAGCAGTAATGGCAAGCGCGGACCTAGCCCGGATAGTGCATCGCTGGATCGCATTGATCCAGCCCTCGGATATATACCCGGCAACATTCAGGTGATAAGCGTACAGGCGAATAACATGAAGAGCAACGCTAGCCCTGATGAGCTTCGTCGTTTCGCTGCCTGGATCAACAAAGAGTATCCCGAGGGAGGTGATGCCCAATGACTACCCCGATGCCGCTCGGTTCGGCTCCTTACATCAGTCCGACCACTCTTGTTTCTGCGCCTACGGGTATCGATTTAGGACTGGGGCACGATCCCACCTGGTCGTAATACGAGCCCTCAGCAGAAAGCCGCTGAGCAGTGGAACATCTGCAACCGGGTTACCGACAGAGTGAACGGGTACTGCAATCAGGTACTCGCCGCGACCCTGGATACCGAGCTGGTGCACGGCCCGGATTACAGCTCGCGACTCACTGTGGGACCGCAAGGAGGAGGAGCTTCTCGCGGTCCTTACTGGGGACTCCAGGGCGGATATAATGCCAGGGCAACGATGTCCCGCTGGCCTATCCTGGAAATCACCCAGGTGACCTACTGCCCGAGCAATGTCTGGCCCCGGCAGTGGCAGACCGTCCCTACCGGTTACTACCAGCCGGAGACTCCCCCTGTCGGGATTTACGGCTCAATCGCCCCTTCCGGCAGTGCGTACGGCGGGCAGGCGGTCATCATTGCCGCCGGCTATATCGACAAGCGGTACGGCAGGAACGGCTTCGATGTCCAGGTTTCTTACATCAACGGCTGGCCCCACGCAGAAATCACCCAGAACGCCACAGCGGGCTCGATGACCCTGGCACTCAGCGATACCACCGGCTGGGCGGCAACGAGCTACCAGGGACAGCTGGGAGCCACCGGGGTCATCAAGGACGGCGGGCAGCAGGAAGTGGCGCACGCGACCGCTTCCACTACGACTGTGGGACCCGGAACTATCGATCTGTCTGCCCCTACTACTTACCCGCATGAGGCAGGAACGATCATCACGACGCTGCCTGCCAATATCGAAGAAGCCTGCATCCTCTTCGGCGTCGCGGAGGCTCTCACCCGGGGCGCGACCAGCACCACGATTCATGACATCGGCGGTCACGCGCAGAGTTCTTCCGGGGACATCTCTTCCCTGATCACCGAGGGCGAGCTTCTCATCCATCCTTACCGCCGCATTATCTAGGAGGGGAAATGGCATCACGCACATGCCCTTCACGCCGTCACGCCCAGAAAGTGATGCGCGGCAGGCTGCCTAAGCAGCAGCGGATTCCCGCTGCCATCAGGGATACCAGGGAAAAGGGCAAGCCGGAGGAGAGAAGTAATACCTGAGTTATCGCGGGTGCCTTCTTTTTATGTTAATATCTGTCATAGGGGGAAGAATGTCACTCGTCACGGTGCAGTCTTATCTCCTGAGCCTTCTCGATCAGCTGCCGATGCCGTACGGCATCGAGAACGCGGACGCGCACATCACCCCTCCCGATCCCCGGATAGAGGCGGAAGTCCCCGCGATCTACATCTGGCCCTCGGACGGGGATGAGAGCCGCAATGCCAGTCTCGGGGGAACTATCCCCCGCAATACCGGGTACGGCACCTCCAGCGGCACCAAGGGGATCCTGCACCGGATTGACGTGTACATCACCTGGTTCTCCTCAGGTTCCGGGGAAGAGCAGGACCCAATCTTCCCCGCGATGGTCGATGCGGTGATGGCAGCCCTGAGATACAGCCAGCCCAATCCCGCTCCCATTCAGGACACCAATACCGGGCTGTGGTGGACTATCTACAACATCGGCGAGCAGATGACCTACCGGACGGGAATGGCATCAACCCGGGACGAGCAGTACAAGCGCTATGACTCCCTTATTACATGCAGTGTCTGGGAGATCGTCAACGCCTAAGGAGCGTGTGACTTCAGTAACTTTCTCCGGGCATGTCCCCATGACATACCCGGATTATATCGATACTGCCACGGGAAAGACCCTGGCCTGCGTTCCGGGGAATACCTATAACGTCATCCCGGCATCAGGGAACATCCGCTCCGCTGGCACCACCATGCCCGGAGACGGGCGTTTCACTACTGGTTCCGGGCGTGAGACCGCCCTGGACGAGGAACTTCCGGAGAAGGAAGAAGAAGATCTGCCCGATGAGGCAGGAGAGAGGTAACACGTGTGACCCTTGGCGGACCCAATATCTACCCTGGCGTACTCTCCTGGCTCGGTCTCGCCCGTGAGCTGACGGTCGGGACGCCCGTTAACCCGGTGATCACCCACCCGGTCGAGCAGAACCAGTTCGAGCCCGAGGACATGCCTAAGTTCCTGAAGGACAATGCCATCAGGGGCGTCATGGCAGACCTGTTCTACGAGACCCTCGGCGTCGAAAGCTCGACTTTCAGCTTCGGCGGCCCGAACTTCCTGGATTCTCACGGGTATTTCTTCGATAACCTTTTCGGGGACCTGTCCACGGTCGGCACCACCCCGACGAACGCAGCGACCACTTCAGGTGTCATCCCGGTCGGGACGACGAGCTTCACGCTGGCATCGGCTCCTCCTTCTGCGTACAGCGCGGGAGCCATCCTCCAGATCGGGGTCACCCCGACTGCCGAAGTCGTGATCGTTACCCAGACTGTCGCCTCCAACATCGTCCAGTTCACCAACAACCCGATGCGGTTCACGCACCCGACCGCGCAGACGGTGAACACGGTCGTCGCCCCGTTCACGCACAAGTTCGCGGCGCTGAACAGCCAGCTGGGTTACGGCGGGGCATTCGGCGCGCAGCCCCCGACGCACACCTTCACCGATGTCACCTACATCGTCAATACCTTCACCAACGCGACCTACGGCACTGCCCCGACGAACACCTACGGTGCCCGGCAGTACCCCTCGGGCGTGCTGAAGAGCCTGGACTTCTCGGGCAATGCCGAGCAGCTGCTGAACATCAAGATGAACGGGGACGCGTGGCTGTCCACAGTCGCCACGTCCGCTGTCACCAACGTGACGACAAACTCCCGTCCCATCCCGAACTGGAACACCACCCTTTCCGTGCTGGGCAGCAACATCACCCAGATCGGTGAGTTCACGGTCAACTTCACCCGCGTCACCCAGGTCTACTGGACTGTCCAGGGCACCCAGACCCCGTTCGTCATCGCACGCGGGCCGCTGGCGCTCACCGGGTCTCTCCAGTGGGATCCGACCAACACCGAAGAGCCGCTGGATCTCATGCTGCTCAATGCCCAGGGACCGCTGTCCATCACGGTTTCCAACACGGGAATCCCGAACTCCGGTACTGCTTTCACCCTCGTCTTCACCGCGAGCCAGGTTGCCAACATCAAGTCCAAGGTCATGCGCAACAAGGCTCTCATCGGTTACGGCAACTCGTTCGAGGGAATCGCGAACAGCACCGACACCGGAGGCTCCGGAGGGCTCGGCCCGGGCACCATCACCCTCACCAACAGCACGCCGACATATTAATGGCGGCAGCAAGAAAAACCAAGGAGGCGCGCATGGCTCGTGTCAGCCTGCCCTCAGGGGCCTGGGTAGAATACCGCGACAAGCTGATCGCGGCGGATCGTTTCGCGGTCCAGGCAGTAGCAAGAGTAGAACTCGGGGAGAAAGGCAACTCCGCGTCATTCCTGGAAATGCAGAATGACATGCGGAATGCCCTCCTGGGCAGGATCATCATGGCGTGGAGCTACGAGGCCCCGACGCCGGCGGAAGATCATTTCCGGGCAGCCGATACGGTCATCGGGGAAACCATGGACATCGATGACTACGCGGCGCTCGAAGATGAGGTCGAGCCGCTCATGGACAAGATCTCCGGGCGCGGCGGTGCGCCGGACCCAAAAAAGCAGCCCAAGGGCTAGCGAAGGTCTACAGCTACCAGATCAGCAGTCCTGAGGGACGCTACCCCCCGGATTACCCTGACGGGTTCCCCTGGGAGATGTCTCTTTACCACTGGTTCGCCGAAGCATACCAGTGGACTCCCCGGCAGGTTGATGAGCTGACGCTCGATCAGGTTTTCTGGCTGCCGGTGATGAAAGAAGCGCTTGCCGACGCCATCCAGTTCCAGCGCGAGAAGAACAATTAAGGAACAGCGAATGAGGATTGTCTGGCACTCGTGTGCACCCTGGGCCTGCTCGGGATACGGAAGCCAGACGGCGATCTGGACCCGGAAGCTCCAGGAAATGGGGCACGAGGTCATCATCAGCTCCTACTGGGGGCTGTCCGGGAGCCCTACCTTGTGGGGCGGCGATGACTCTCATGATCCCGTCACCGTCCTTCCGGGCTTCGGGGCGAACTACTGCTCGGTCTCCCTCGGGCAGCACTGCAAGAGAGTAGAGCCAGACCTGGTTATCACCCTCGGTGACATCTGGGTGCTTGACCCGAATATCCTGCGGGAACTCCCGGCCGCGCACTGGCTGCCAGCGGACTGCCGCCCGATGTCCCTGGCTGACCGGCAGTGCATCGACGCCAGCGGAGCCCAGCTGATGGCGATGGGCAGGTGGGGTTACGAGCGGTTCAGGACGGCAGGGTACAACCCGGTGTACTGCCCGCATGCCATCGACACTGACATCTTCAAGCCTGCGGAAGACCGCAGGGCGCTCCGTGATCTCATTGATGTCGGGGACAATTTCGTCATCGGGATCAACGCTGCCAACAATGACGCGATCAGGAAAGCTCTCCCGGAGCAGATGCTGGCGTTCGCGAAGTTTCACCAGAACCACCCGGATTCTCTTCTTGCCCTGCACACGGGAATCCACCAGGACGGCGGGCAGGATCTGGAGGCGGTCGCGGAGAACCTCGGGATCATCGACTGCATCAGGGTCGTAGACCAGTACCGCTATCATTCCGGGCTGGTCACTCCCGGCGATCTCGCGGACTGGTACAACGCGGTTGACGTGCTGTCCGCGTGCACCTACGGGGAAGGCTTCGGCATCCCTGTCATCGAGGCTCAGGCATGCGGGGTGCTGGTTGTCTCCACCGACGCGTCGGTGATGACGGAGATCAACCCGCACGGCATCCAGGTCGGGGGCGACCCCTTCTGGAACGGCGTGCACAAGGGCTGGTGGATCCACCCCTCGGTATCAGAGATCTACCGGGCTTTCGAGGAAGCCTATGACCGCCGGGGCGAAGATCGCTCGAAGCTGCGGGAGTTCGCCATGGAATACGACGCGGAGACTGTCGCAGGCAAGTACATGAAGCCTTCGGTGGATGAGCTGCTCGCCCGGATGGAGAAGCGCACGGTGTGACCCCGGAGGAGAACATCCGCTATCTCCAGGAAGCCCTGGAGCTGGCGAAGAGAGGCTCTGAGGCTATCGCCAACGCGATGGCAGAGTACATCGTCTGGCGTACCCGCGAGATAACCCTCCGCCGGACATTCCACGCGCCCGGGGAATGGTACAGCCAGCGTCCGGGAGAGCCTCCTGCGTACGCCTCGGGGAAACTCGCGGAAGGCATGTTCTACAAGCCGGCAAGCTCCGGGTTCCGGGCTACTGCCCTGGTGGGCAACAAGGTGGAGTACTCCCGGATCCTGGAATTCGGCTGCGTGGTCACTCCCCGGCACAACAAGTACATGCACTGGACGGACTCCCGGGGTTCCTGGTACCACGAGTTCCTCGTCGTTCCCGAGCACCCGTTCCTCACTCCCACTATCGAGGAAGCCATCGATGATGACTCTCTCCTGGAGATAGCTATCGAGACCTTCAAAGACTACGACCCCTGAGTTGCAGCGCACACTATGACTGGAGGCTGCTCACGCCGCTGCGTGAGCAGCCTTTTTCTTTCTAGCATCTGATCGGCGGTGATGAATCATGGCTCCAAAAGGGCTCCCGAGCGTGGAAGCTAAGTTCACCGCCGACAACTCTGGTTATATCACCGCCATTGAAGAAATGATCGAGAAGAACCGTGACCTGATCGTTTCCATCAGGGAAGTCAACACCACGATCAAGTCGATCAGCGATTCCGTCCGGGATCTTGACGGCAAGACGGTCACGATCTACGTGAAGTACGAGACCATCGGGAAGATGCCTGATCCGGGAGATATCACCCGGACGATCCGGTACGTCACCGAAGGCGGGGACATCGGGAAGGCTCTCCCGGATCAGGCTGCCGTTGACCGCATTAGCGCGGTCACCGAGGGACTGCAAGGACTGGGTGACAATAACCGCCCGCTGATCGCGTCCCTGGACGACCTGAAAGGGCAGCTCGCGGGCCTTAACGAGGAAATGCGGGATGAAGCTACTGCGCTCAATAACCTGCGAGACAAATACAAGAACCTCGGGGCGGCGGCAAGAGACGTTACTCTTGAGCAGGATGCCGTAGGTTCCTTCCTGAACAGGTACACTTCAGCCGCAGCGGATGCTTCTATAACCACAGACGTGCTCAGGAAGTCAAGCGAGGCTTTCCGTTCTTCCCTGGTAGACATGGAAGCCCGCATAAATTCCGCTCGCGGTGCCCTGGCGGAACTGAATGCCCAGGCAACCGTAGGCAACGCTCTCGGGAATGTCGTATCCGGCGCGCCTAATGCCGATGCTTCTGCCGGGTTCCTCCGCAATGTCATGTCCCCCCGGGGAAGCGACACAGGCGCGGCATTCGCCCTGGCAGCCATGATGGGCGGCGGCGGGGGCGGTCCCGGTGCCCTCGGCGGCATGCTCGCCGGGATCGGGGATGAAGGCGGCGGCGGCGGGGGAGGCGGCGGCGGGGGAGGCGGCTCCCTGATCGCGTTCCGCAATACCGCTGCCTTCGTCCGCAGGTGGTACCCGATCGCGCACTGGGCGATGATGCTCACCAACGAGATCCTGGCGACCGCAGGCCCGGCGGTCATCGCCGGCGGCGCGGCTGCCGCTGTCGGTCTTGAAGGCGGGCAGACCGCGTTCATGCGCGGCTCGGCTATCAACGCCGTTGACCAGTCTCTCGGGGGTGCCCTCGGGATGACCAGCGGGCAGTTCCTCGGGCTGAAAGGACGGACTCTCCAGTCTGTCCAGACAGCGGCAGACCCCGGCGTGTGGGAGCTGGGCGGTGCCGCGATCAACTCCCTCAGCGGGAAGATGCAGGGCTTCCAGCAGATCGGGCTGAACACGATCGCGATGCTGGATCAGTTCGGCGCGCGGGTGACTCTTGCCTTCAAGGGCACTGCGGGCAATGACATCTCCTCTCTCGTCCAGCAGGGAACCAGCGACCTGAAGCAGTTCGGTGATGTCGCCGCCAATATCGCGACGACATTCGTGCACGTCGCCCCTAACCTCCCGGGAGTCGGCGGTGATCTTCTCACCACCCTCGCAGGCGCGACCAGGGGACTGTCTAACCTGACCGGGATCCTCCCCGGGCCGGCCATCGGCGGGGCACTGTCCTTCGAGGCCGGCGCACGGTGGGGACCGACACTCGTCGGCGGGGCAGCTACTCTCCTCGGGAAGATCGGCTCGCTCGGCGGTTCTCTTGCCGATGCCGGGCTGACCCTCGGCGAAGGCGCAGGCGGGCTGATCGAAGCCGGAGCAGGCGGGGCTGTCCTGTCCAGGCTCATGACCAAGATCGGCGGCGGGGTAAACGGCATTTTCGGCAGCACCGCGAGGGCGGCGACATCAGAAGAACTGCTTGCCGGATCGGACGCCACGATTGCCGGCACCGGGCTTGCCGGGCTTCTGGGCGGTCTCGGCGCGCCGGAGATCGGCGGCGCGGCGGCGCTGGCTTATCTTGCCACCAAGCTTTTCACCGCGCAGACTCCTGTCCAGCGGCAGATCGCCGGTCTCCAGTCCCAGATCGGGCAGCAGAACTTCAGCCAGGCGGCTGGCGGTCTTCTCGCCGGGATGAACGTCCTGGGCGGAGGGGGAGGCAGTCCCTACGCGAACGTGCCATCTAATGTGCTGTTCGGCGAGACCGCTCACGGGGGTGCTCTCGGCTACAAGGCACGCACCCCGCAAGAACAGCAGTCCGCTTTCAATCAGATGGCTTCGCAATTCAATAACCTGCTCAATGCCGGGCAGTCGATCTCCCAGCAGTTCGGGGTTGCCCTCCCGAACGCCTTCGGGCTCGCGGATCAGGCGCAGCTCCAGCTCGGTAACGCCTTCAATAAGCAGGGCAACCTGACTTCCGTCGCGATCCAGCAGATCAAGAACATGCAGACCGGGTACGCCTCGATGAATTCCACATCCGGTGTTTTCGGGAAGAACGTCGCCGCCGTCAATGATTCCATCGGCTTGCAGAACACCCAGCTGTCCACGGTCAACGGGGCGTGGGATCAGTTCGTCAATAACGCTACCGCCGGGACAACGGGAACGGCGAACCTCAACGCTGCTTTCGCGGCGGCTGCCCCTTCCCTGGAGAAGACCGCGAAGGCGCTGAATTCCTTCAGCCCGTCCAGCGCAGCGGCATGGAATACCTTCGCCAGTGCCAGCACGACTACTCCCGGGCTGCTCCAGCAGACTGAATCGATGGCAGATTTCATCAGGACGGCGCAGACTTCCGGGGTCATCGGGGGTGCTCAGGGTACCGCGATGACCGCGCACCTGGCACAGCAGCTTCTCCCGTACGGGAAAGACAGCTCCACCGCTCTCGCCGCGATCGGGATCCTCGGGCAGCAGGCAGGGCTGAACACCGTCGTCGATCCTGCGAAAAGCCAGGCGCAGAACTACAAGGCGATCAGCCAGGCGATCAACCAGGCTGCTGATTCCCAGAAGCAGTACAACCAGGGGCAGACCCAGGCTGCCATCGGGATGTCGAATGTCTCGCAGCAGGCGTCCGGCTTCAGCAACACGATGAAGTCCGACGTGGTGAACGCGCTCGCGCAGGGCTCGGTTAACCTGCCGAAGGTCACCGCTGACATGCAGGCTTTCTCCAGCTCCCTGTCCAAGGGGGGAGCTGGCTTCAACGCGAAAGCCCTCGGCGCGGTCTTCAGTGACATCACCCAGGGTGGCGGGAATGTCTCCGACGCGCTCGCGATCATCGACCAGAAGATGAACGCGGTAGGCTCCTCGGCGAAAGGGATCGCGAGCGCTACGAAAGAAATCCAGAATCTCGGGTACGCAGCAGGACAATCGGCGGTTGCCGCTAACGCCCTCCAGGCGGGAACGGCATTCGGCGCTGCCCATGGCGTGATCCCTCACAAGGGAATCTCGCCCCAGGAAGCTGCGACCGCTGCTCTTCAGGCAGGAACAGCGTTCGGCGCAGTCCATGACCAGACCGCGACTGTTACTTACAAAGCTCATGTCGAGACGCCGAATATCCCTCATGTCGGCAACCAGACTTTCCATATCAACGGGCTTCTCCATTACCCCCCCATCCCGAAGCCTGCTAACCAGAGCTTCAGCATCATCGGGCACGTGATCATCGAAGGCGGCGCGGGAGGAGCCGGCATGGGCATGGCGAGCATTGTCGGCGCTGGCGGACGGCAGCTTCTCGGGCAGCACGGCTTCCGCGTTCCCGGGTACGGCGGCGGGGATATCCACCCGGCGCTCCTGGAAGGCGGGGAAGCGGTTGTCCCCAAGCACCTGGTTCCCTCTATCGCCCCCTTCCTCGGTGCTCACGGAGTCCCCGGATTCCAGGACGGCGGGCTGATATCCCCGACAGTCCCGTTCTTCCCGCAGATGGGCGCGGCGATCCGGGATTCATTCCAGAGCCTTTCCGCGCAGCTTTTCGCAGACATGCAGCAGATCATGCAGTCGGTCTCCAGGAGCACGAGCAGTGCAGGAAGCCCTCTCTTCGGGCTTCAGCCTTCCGGCGGGGGATCTCCCTCCCCGAAGGGCACGGCTTCATCGCCTGTCGTCGTCCACGTGGGAAGCGTCAGCCCGAGCATCGTCCCCCTCGGGACTTCTGCTTTCCTCGGCGGGGCTGCTCCGATGCCTGCTGCCGCGAACAAGGTCATCGACGCTTTCGAGAAGACCTTCGCCAGCATGCCCGGCCCCTGGTCGCAGGTCGCCTCCCAGATCCTGAACGGATTGCTGCTCGGGGTCAAGAACGCGTCGAAGGAAACCGCCTCGATGGCTCAGGCGCTGGTGAATAAGGTCACTACCGAGATCAACTTCGGCAGGAGCGTGACGAATACCGCCGTCGCGGGGCTGAACTTCCCCGGAATGCAGGTCGCCACGCCCACGACAACCTCGATGGGGACTCCTTACCAGTACTACACCGACCAGGCGAACATCGCCGCCGGCGGGCAGCCGGGATCGGTGCAGGAGCAGATGGGCAGCTACCTCCAGGCGATGCAGTCATTCCAGGGAGACATGGGAAAGCTCGCGAAAGGCGGGCTGGAGAAGCGCCTGCTGTCCCAGCTGTATTCCGCCGGCCCCATCCAGGGAGACGCGGAAGCGCAGTCCATCCTCAGCGGCCCCGGCGGGATCAAGGCAGCCAACCAGCTGTACAACCAGATCAATTCCCTCGCGACCAAGCTGGGCGTCTCGGCTATCGGGAACGTGTACGGAGCCCCCCTGCAAGGCAAGGATGTCAAGGTCGGGGTCAATGCCAATGCCGCTCCCGTGCACGCGCTCCAGGCTGCCATCGATTCCCTGCACGGGAAGACCGTGAACATCAGCGTCAATGTCACCACCACGAGCGGCAGCAGCAGCGGGTCACTGTCCAAGACGCAGATCAAGCAGGTGGGCCAGCAAATCCAGGCGCACATGCTCCAGCAGGCGCAAAGGAACCGCCGGACCGGGCTGACCCTGCCTGGTTACGGTTCCTGATCCACGCGGATTTATCTAGCCATGCTGAAGGGCTTAGCTTTCCTAGCGGCAGTATCGCGCGACAGGAAATGCACTGAATAGCTGAATCGCAATCCAGCACGCCTATCCAGAAAACCTGCCCGTGACACCAGATGCAGCTCCACGAAACGGAGCCGTCCGGGGGTTCGAATCCGTGCATTCTTTTATCTTACAGGAGGCTTTCATGCTTCATGTCCGGTGCCCGAGTTGCGGCTCCGAAGGCTGGACAGAGGACGGCGGCATGCCGGACGCAGCCGTCATCTGCACCAGCCCTGCGGGTGATCCTCCGGGCAGTGTCGATGGCTGCTGCTCAACAGCAGGACACACTCACGACGAGCATATCGCGTATGCCTCCCAGACGGGGGACTCTTCCTTCCGCCCGGTGATCATCACTGCTTTCGCGCAGCTGGAAGGGAGTATCGGGTAATGGCGATGTTCGATCAGGCGGACGCGACGAACATCCTCGCCGCGATCCTCAATGACACAGCGTACGTCACGGTCACCAGCACGCACATCCGGCTGGGCACCAATACTCCTACTGCCACTTCTGACATGTCTGAACTCGGCGGCGGGACGGGTTACACGACAGGCGGTTCCGTCATCTCCTGGAACGCTGCTTCCGCTGGCGCGACATCCAATTCCGGGACTGTCTCGTGGACGAATAGCGGGACTACGTGGTCTCTTGTCGGGCTGGAGATCTGGGATATCGCCGGGACTCCCCTGCGGCATCTTTTCGGCACCTGGACAGGACAGCCGGTCACTGTCAACACGGGAAACACGTTCCAGGTAGCGCCCGCCGGCATCGCGGTCAGTCTCGCCTGAGGTAACTCATGCCGATCCTCACCTTCACCACTTCCGGCACCTGGCAGGCTCTTGCCTCAAGTATTGACTGCCAGTGCACGGGTGAAGGCGGCCGGGGCGGCCTGAAGCATACCGAATCAGGACATGATTACGGCGGCGGCGGCGGCGGCGGCGGCGAGTACGCCGAGGAAACAGTACTCGCGGTAACGACCGGCAATAACTATCCCTATACCATCGGGCAGGGCGGCAGCAGCACTAATACCGTCTTCCCCGGAGACAACGTAACCGTCACTGCCAATTACGGGTCAAACGGCGGCGGCCAGTCCGGCGGCGCAGGCGGCTCGGGCAGCACTAACAGCATCCACGATAACGGGACTTCCGGGTCAGCCGGCGGGCGCGGATCTAATTACCCTGGAGGTCCGGGCGGTGCCGCCGGCGGTCCCGGAGGCGGCGCTGGCGGTCTCGCCGGCAATCCAGGCAGCGCTCCGGGCGGCGGCGGCGGAGGTCAGGGCGGCGGGGTCGGCGCGGGCGCACCCGGGCAGATCGTCATCATCTACTCCTCTGCCATCTCAGGCGCTGCCGCCCTCTCGGGCGCCGGCACGCTCACCGCGCTGGGTGCCGATCCCGACAACACCAGCCTTCCTGAAATAGCCCCCGGCCTGGCATGGCTGAACCGTTTCGCCCGGTTCCGCCGGCACCTCCCGCCGCCGTTCATCCCGCCGGTCACGGTCAGGGAGACCGCCGCCCTCTCCGGGACCGGCACGCTTACTGCGTTCGGGTCTACGCCTAACCCGGCGGTAGTTAACCAGTGGGCGAACTCTTACGGGCAGGGCACGACTTTCACCAGCATCACCAGCGCCCTCCAGTCCTGCGTCGTCCCGCTGACCCTCGCTTTCTCCACGGGACCGGGCTCGGGAACACCGACTCCCGGGAACTGGCTGTTCACCATCGCTTCCTGGACTCAGGACCCGCAGATCATCAACGTTCACATCGGCGTCGGGGATGATATCCATTCCTGGTGGCGGGAGTTCCCGGCATCGGGATCAGGCGAGAACGTGCGCACGTCGATCAGCTACACCCCGAACATCGCGGAGATCGGCACGTCAGGGCTGACCGCCGGGAACGTGTACGTCGCTCCTGACGGGGAAGTGGCAGCAATTAACGTACTGGTCATCGAAGTCGCGGGGCTCGGGCCCTGGGATACGGTCACCGGTATCACGACAGGCTATACATCCTCGGGCACTTCTCTCTCGTTGTCCCTTGGGGCACCTTCACGGGCTGCTTTCACCATCGCCGGCATCGGGGGGGATAATGCTTCCTCCGGGCAGGCATTCCTGCCGTCCGGCTGGCTGGGGCTCGTCACCCAGACGCAATCAAACGGGGTCAATGCCCTCGCGGACAACATCCTCACTGCCGCGTACCTGCCGAGCACGAATTCTTCCGTGAGCGTCTCCGGGTCCGCGAGTACTGAAGATCTCTCCGGGTTCCTGCTCCAGGTGTTCACCTCAGGAAATAACCCTGTTCCTGCCGGGCATAACCCGAACTGGCCCTATATCATCTTCGAAGCAGGCTTCGGCTCGGGATTCAATACTCCTGATTCCGAAGTTACCTGGACCGACATCAGCTCCCGGCTGTGGGGCTGGGATGAGACCACGGGTATCCAGTTCCAGCTGGGGCAGCTCCAGTCCACGAACCTGACGGTGCACCTGGACGATCTCGACGGCTACCTGAACCCGGCAAATGCCGGCTCGCCTTATTACCCGAACGTGCAGCCGGGTACCCCGCTGAGAGTCCGGGCGGCACTCAGCACGATGGCGGGAACTGCCTATAACCGCTGGTACATCATCCAGCGGAACGCCACCCAGTGGGGCGAGGAAATAGATGAGGTCTTCCGCCGGTACAACCCGGTCGCCGGAACCGACCTGTGGGCGGCACTGTCCTCGACTCCCCCGACATTCTACCGGTCGGAGATCTACGAGGATAACCCGTATGCCTGGTGGCCCTGCGATGACCAGCCGGGAACAGCTAACGTGCTGCCCGTGCAATTGCTCAACGCGGCAATCGGGAACACTAATGTCCTGAATATAGAGCTGTCCCCGCTCGGCGGGGCATTGCAGTCCTACCTTGACGTGACCGGCAGGAATACCTCTACCCCTCCTGCCGTCTTCAGTACCACCACGAGCGGCTACCCGCCGGGTATTGCCGTTTACACTGTCGGTGCCTCAGCCGGGTGGATGCCCGGTGACCCGCAGGGAACTCCCGCCAGCCTGGGAACAGGGAACCCGGAGACATCCAATCCCGGTTCTGCCGCCTGGCAAGCTTCCGGGCAGGCGGGAACCAGCGGCTCGTACGGCTGGTATCTCATCTGCAACGATAATAACTTCCCGGCGCTGTCCGGGGGGGTCACGATCGAGTGCTGGTTTAACGCCAGCTACTACGCGACAGGCACCGCATGGTCATACAACCCTTCGGCGGGTAATCCCGAGAACGCGTCGATTACCGCGCAGCCGTATAATTCCCCGATCACCTTGTGGGAGATCGCCACAAGTTCCCATCCGGTAGCTGTCCTCCAGCTGACCACCAGCGGCGGGCTGGAGCTGATCACCTATAACGGGTCCACGGGCACGGCGAATGCTGTTTACGCTTCCTCAGACCTGCGGTCCAGCTCGTGGCACATGGTAACTGTCACCCTGACTGCCAGTGGGTGGGGAGTATGGCTGGACGGCGGGGCGAACGCCACTGTCTCAGGAACCGCGACGGGGATGACCTCTGCCTGGACGTACTTCATCGCCAACGGCGATTTCGGCTCGTCCGGGGGCAACAGCCCCGGATCGCTGGTGCACGGGGGCAATATCTCGCTTTCTCATATCGCGATCTACCCGTCCGTTCTCCCGTATTACCGGATACTGGATCACTACTGGGCTGCCATCACCTCTTTCGGGCAGCTGCCTGCGCCCACGGGAGTGCAGGTTGCCTGGGTGAACGGGCAGCGGGGAGCCAGCGGCGGCACGGGGAACCAGGTCATCAGTAATTTCTACGCCCCGGACGGCTCCGCCGGCGGCCTCTCCGGCGGTTATGACGCTTTCTCGGGTACCGGCATTTCCGTCCTGGTCGCCGCTACAGCCCCGGGAAACGTCACTTCCGGTCCTTCCGCCTGGGCAGCGAGCGCGACATCATACTTCTCGTTTAACTCCTTCGAGCCCGGGTTCACGATCGACAATGTTTTCCCGTGG